AAACACTACACATGGGTCTCATACTGGTATTTATCATGCGGACCTATATATAGGTCGCCGTAACACACCTTTTTTTGGATATACCTATAAATATCTACAACTTGAAAAGGAAGACATCATGGCACTAACATCACCAGGCGTAGAAGTAATAGTAATTGACGAAAGTCAGTATATCCCTTCCGCGGTAAACACAGTACCCTATTTTTTAATTGCCACTGCACAGAACAAAGCTGATGCAGCCGGTGTGGGCGTTGCAGCCGGCACAACTGCTGCCAATGCAAACAAAACTTACCTCATTACCAGTCAGCGAGATTTGGCAGCCACTTTTGGTGTACCATTCTTCTACAACACCACAACTGGCACTCCGATCAATGGATACGAACTCAACGAGTACGGCTTGTTGGCAGCGTATTCTGCACTGGGTGTTACAAACCGTGCTTATATACAGCGTGTGGACATTGACTTGACTGAGCTTACTGCCAGTTTGAGTCGTCCCACAGGCAATGCCAACAATGGTTCTTATTGGTTGGATACCAGCACCAGTTTGTGGGGAATTTTTGAATGGAGTGAAGTTACCGGCACATTCACAAATCAAGTGCCCACAGTGCTGACTAGCACAGCTGATGTAGTAGATGCAGCCACTGAAGACTACACTCCTTTGCAAACTGTTGGCAGCATTGGTGACTATGCGGTCAGCGCAGTAAGTGTTCACAATCCAATTTATTACAAACGCGGTGGTCCCACTGCTGCTCAAACTTCTAAGACTGCATTGAGCAATCTTTACAACACCTGGGTATGGGTTGGCAGCGACGATTGGAAAACTTCTTGGCCCACAGTGCAAGGAACCAATTCAGTAAGTACTGCATTGACCAATGGTTTTAATATGTTCATTAATGCTCAGTTGGTCACAGTTGGCTCAGGCGGCACAGCACTTACCGTAGCTGGGTTGGCCACAGCCATCAACAACGCTGCCATCACAGGCGTGTCAGCAGCTTCTATCAGCAACAAACTCACAATTTATGCTGATTCCACAGCAAGCAATGACGGTTCAACTGCCAATGGTGGTGTTGTTTCTATACAAGCTGGTCCCAACGGCGGCACCTCTTTGTTGACAACCCTGGGCATTACAGCTATTGAATATTATGCGCCAAATTATTTGCCAGGCTACAGCTATCAGCAACCACGTTGGTCATCAAGCCAGACACAGCCGGCACCCACAGGCAGTGTATGGCAAAACATCAGCTCAGCTGGCAACGGCATGAGTTTGAAAGTCAAAACATACAGTGCCGCGTTGGACGTATGGGTACCACAAGTCAGCAACGTGTATATATCAGACGCTGCCGCTAATTATACTCTTGATCCTTCAGGAGGTGGCAGAAATATTCCTGTAGGCACAACTTATGTAGAATACAATACATTGTTTTACGAAGATAACATGAACACCAGTGCTTTCACCATATATGAAAGAATTGCATTGGGCGCCACAGTGATCACTGGTGATACTGTGCCTACTACATTCATAAACGGAAATACTTTTGCTGTGCAAATAACTGAAGCCGGATCATCAGAACTTTCGGCAGCATATACCGTAACGCTGGCAGGTACAACAGTCAGTGCGTTTATCAGTGCTGTGAGTGCTGCTGACATTCCTTATGTGAGTGCATCTGTCAACACTGCTGGTAACATTGTGTTTACACACAGTCAAGGTGGTACAATTTATTTGGACAATACAACAGGAACTCCAATTACCACCGCAGGATTTACATTAGCAACCACGGGTGTCAGACAATCGGCATATGTGTCAGATGCATTGGTATTGAGTAACTGGGTCACCACACCTGAATTCACCTACACTGCCAGCGACACTGCACCTGACCAAGATCCTGCAGATGGACGACTGTGGTATTACAGCTCTGTGGATGACGTGGACATCATGATTCAAGAAAATGGTGCCTGGGTGGGTTACCAAAACGTAACCAATGACACCCGCGGTTTTGATTTGACATTGACCAACGCATCAGGACCTATTGTTGCAGCCGATGCACCCGTCACACAAAACGACACAGCCGAAAGCCCGTTGCAATACGGTGATCTGTGGATTGATACCGGCGATTTAGAAAACTACCCATTGTTGTATCGTTGGGAACAAGTGAGTGGTGTTGATCAATGGGTGTTGGTCAACACAACAGATCAAACTTCATCAAATGGTATTTTGTTTGCGGATGCACGTTGGGCACCCAACGGCACAACAGATCCTGTGGCCGATCCATTCCCAACCATTGTGAGTTTGTTGACCAGTGATTATTTGGACTTGGATGCACCCGATCCTGCGCTGTACCCCCAGGGCATGTTGTTGTGGAACACACGCCGTTCAGGCTACAATGTCAAGAGTTTCCAGTTGAATTATTTCAATTCAACCACATTCCCCGATGACACACTGCCCACAGTGACCAACACATGGCTCACAGCATCAGGCAACAAGGCCAATGGTGCCATGTACGCTGGCCGTTTGGCACAACGCAAACTAATTGTGTCTGCATTGAAGTCAGGTATTGACACCAGTTTGACAGCAAGAGAAGAACAAAATCAATTCAACTTGATTGCAACTCCTGCCTATCCTGAACTGGCTGTAAACATGGTTGCACTCAGCAACGAACGTGCCAACACATTGTTTGTGGTAGGTGACACTCCCATGCGTCTGGCTGCCAATGGAACTGACCTGGTCACCTATGCCACAGACAACGGCGGCCTGGGATTGCCAACAGAAGACGGCCTGGTCATTGGATCACCTTACTCTGCTGTGTTCTATCCTTCGTGTCAGACCACAGATTTGTCAGGCAACACAGTGGTACAACCACCAAGTCACATGATGGTGCGCACCATCCTGCGCAGTGATGCTGTGAGCTATCCATGGTTGGCTCCTGCAGGCACACGTCGTGGTGTGATTGACAATGCCACAGCCATTGGTTTCATTGAGAGTGCCACTGGTGAGTTTGTGCAAACTGCCATTGGCCAGGGCTTGCGTGATGTGTTGTATTCAAACAATATCAACCCAATTACATTTATCCCAGGAGTTGGTATCACAAACTTTGGTAACAAAACACGCCAGGCCACCAACACTGCACTGGATCGTATCAACGTTGCTAGACTGGTAGCATTCCTGCGTGGACGCCTGGAAGAAATTGGCAAACAGTACCTGTTCGAACCAAACGATCAAATCACACGCAATCAGATCAGCAACACTGTAAACAGTTTGATGATTGACTTGGTCGCCAAACGTGCCTTGTACGATTACTTGGTAGTGTGTGACTTGAGTAACAACACCCCATTCCGCATTGACAACAATGAATTGTGGTTGGACGTAGCTATTGAGCCAGTGAAAGCCGTGGAGTTTATCTATATTCCATTGCGGATCAAGAACACTGGAGAAATCAGTGGTGTGGCAGCATAATGAAAACGGGGGCCTAAATTGGGCCTCCATTTCAGGTAAATAAACACAACAGGAGATATAACAAATGCCATCAGCATCATTAAACAAAATGACAGTACCATTGGCCAGCGATCAAAGTGCCAGTGACCAAGGACTGTTGATGCCCAAACTCAAATATCGCTTTAGAGTGATTTTTGAAAATTTTGGACCACAAAGTGCTACCCCAGTGACTGAATTGACCAAACAAGTGGTAAGTTTTACTAGACCTACATTGACCTTTGAAGAAATTCCATTGCCTATTTACAATTCAACATTGAAACTGGCTGGACGTCACTCATGGGGTGATGTCACATGCTCAGTGCGCGACGACGCTGGTGGCAACATCACCACGTTGATTGGACAGCAAATGCAGAAACAAATGGACTTTTTAGAAATGAGTTCAGCGGCTAGTGGTATTGATTACAAATTCATAACCAAAGTTGAAGTATTAGACGGCGGTAATGGCGCTACTGCCCCAGTGGTATTGGAAACATTTGAACTGTATGGTTGTTACCTCAAAGCTGCCAACTACGGCGACTTGAACTATGGCACTAACGAAGCAGTCACAATTGAAATGAGCATTGCTTACGACAACGCCAATCAGACCCCAACTGGTGTTGGTGTTGGCACAGGATTTGGACGCACTATTGCTGGTGCTGTCACAGGTGCTGGTCAGTAAACATGGCAAATTTTGGACAAGACTTTCTCAAAGGGGTAACCCAAGGGCTTGACCTCAAAAGTTTTGGCAAAAATGTAGTCGAAGGATTTATAGGCAACGATGTCTTGCGTGATTACACTCACGCAAGCAAAACTTTTACTACTAACGCCTACGAACTCAAACCCAGATTCAAGTTTTTATTCCATGTCAGCTTCACGCTGAATGTCACTCAGATTCCTTTTCTGACCAATGCATTCAGTGCTGACGATCAAATGAATCTCAGTCTCACAGTAAAAACTGTTGACCTGCCCAAGTTCAACATCGATACCGAAACGCTGAATCAATACAATCGCAAAAGAATCATACAGAAAAAACTCAATTATGAACCAGTGAATATAACATTTCATGATACCAGCAATGACCTGGTGCGTAAAATGTGGTACTACTACATGAGTTACTATTACAAAGATCCATCAAACCGATACCTAGATCCTAACAACAACAATGGCACCAATGGTCAAAGTAGTCTGCGTACAGCAGGTTTTGGTTACAATGATCGAGACATCTACGACGACAAACGTATTGGCGAGGTCAACGACTGGGGCTACATTGGCGAAGCCTACAACGATGGCAACATGACTGGTACCACGGGCAAACCGGCCTTCTTTAGTGACATCAGAATCTACGGCATGGATCAACGCAAGTTTGCTGAATATGTGCTGATCAATCCTTTGATCACCAGCTGGAGTGGCGATACCTACAGTTATGCTGAAGGTGGCGGCATCATGGAGAATACCATGACAGTGGCCTATGAAACAGTAAAATACTATGCAGGTGCTGTGGGGTCAGCACAGGCCGGTGGCGATCCCAATGTCCAAGGATTTGCCACAGATGCACACTACGACAAAACTGTTAGCCCTATTGCCAGACCTGGTGCCAATGCCACAGTGTTTGGCCAAGGTGGCCTGCTGGAAACTGGCGGCGGAATTCTCAGCGACCTGCAAAGTGGCAGTGTGTTGGGCCTAATTGGTGGTGCACAAAAAGCAGCACGACTGAATCAAACATTCAAAGGTAAAAATCTTGGCAGTCTGGCTGCCAGCGAAGCCGTGAAACTGGGCACACAAACCATTCAACAAGGTGTCACCGCCGGTGGAGTCAGATCAGTGGCCAACAAGACTGACGGTTGGGTTTTCCCCACACCAACATTCATAAGAAACAACACTGGTGTTAATCAAACACAGGCTGAAACCAACAGGTTATTAAGACGATGAGCACTGTAAATTACGCCAATCCCAACACCGACTTGTCTGTGAGAATTTTTGACGATTTTTACAGCTATGATGTGAATATTCCTGCTGAGGAATATGATGTGGTACACACTTATTTTTTGAGTGTGATGACCACACGACAGGCCGCAGGCAACTTCACTGTGAGTCTGTTTAGAGTGGCCGAAGACACTGGTATTCCTGCACTGACCTTGTTGAAAGAATTTCAAGGACTCAATGGCATGAGTCTCAGTGCAAGTTTGGCCTACTATCTCAACAGCATTCGCAGTAGAGCCACATTGCTAGGTGTGGGAACTCCGGTGACTCCCAACTTTTATCAGGCTAGAAATGTACTGGTATGAGTCACTGGGCACAAGGACCATACACAGTAATTAACCGCAAAAAGTACGTGGGCAACGGCACACCACGTTACAGATCAGGCTGGGAACTCAGCTTCATGAAATTCTGTGACAACAACGACCATGTGTTGCAATGGGCGTCAGAAAGCGTGGCTATCCCTTATCGTCACCCACTCACAGGCAAGATGACACAGTACATTCCAGATTTTCTAATCACATATCGTACCAGCAACAACACTGTGAAAGCAGAACTGATAGAAATCAAGCCCAAAAAGCAAAGCGTGATTGAATCAAAAATGAGTGCCAAAGATCGTGCTGTGGTGGCCATAAACTATGCCAAATGGGACGCAGCCACCAAATGGGCACGCCGCAACGGGCTGATGTTCAGAGTTATCACCGAGAACGATATGTTTCACAACGGCCGAGCTTGACCCATAAATAGGGCATGACTCG